TACTTAGAGTCTCAACTAGTACCCATTAGGCAAGACTTAAAGATCATACTTAAACATTTACTTGGAACTAAAAATGACTAGCCGTAAGACTAATGATCAGCTAATTAAAGACATTATCACTTCTAAAGATAATCTTAATAGGCTTATGTTAGTAGAATGGTTTGATCCTTATGATAACTCAGAAGAAGTAACTATAGCTGACTTAGATGTACAAAAGGCTGTCTATGAGTCCTGTGGGTTTCTTATGGGTATATCTAATGATCATCTAGTTGTAGGTTATAATAAGGATATGAGTGAGATAGGCAAGTACAAGGGATATGGAGCTATTCCATTATCTCTAATTATTAATGTACATATAATGGATAGAAATTGTGACTAATATGGACGTACTAAATAGGTTTCCCTGGACTATGGCAATGATGGTAGTAGCAGGATGGTGTTTAGCATACTTTATTTGTACACCCTGTAACTAAGGAGAAACAGAATGGAAATGATAATGAACCAGAGTTGGTTCCAGATAGCAGGGGAAGTCGTACTGATGTTTACAGCTCTAACAGGAGCTTTGCCGGACAGGTTTGTGAATAAAATACCTGTATTAGGTAAACTCTGGCCTATATTTAATTGGTTAGCTGGTAATGTCTTTAATAACGTCAATCATCCTAAAGGGATGGCTGCATTACAAGAAGTAGAAGATGAACTTGATAAAGCTAAGGCTGAAGTTAAAACTCGTACTGGTGTTACTGCTGTCCTTGACGGGATGTAGTATACTACCACAGATGGTTGCACCTACGGCTAACTTTGGGTTAGGACTATACAATGCTGACTCATACTACTCTAAAGAATGTCTGTGGTATGAGCCAGTACAACTTAGTGCTGAGACTAAAGAGTGGATCACTAAGAATAATCCTACAGGTGTAGTAGTAAAGGATTTAGCTAAGATAGCTAGAAATAATGATCTCTATAAAGAGGTATGTAAATAATGAGTAATGGGACCGTAAATGAGCTAGGTGAACTACATGGTATCATCGCTAGGACACTCACAGATCAACTTAAAAATGGCATAACTCAGGTAAGTAAAGATGGAACAATTGAAGTCATATCTGCTCCAGCATCCGTTCTCAATGTGGCTCGTCAATTCTTACGAGACAACAACATTGAGTGTAGTGGGGCTACTAACGCTGACGTAAAAGCACTAACAGAAAGTCTACCCTTTGAACCAGAAGAATCAGTTAGACCACATTAAAGAAGATTTCAGGAACTTCTTATATATTGCTTGGAAGCATTTGGCCCTACCAGATCCTACTCCAATACAATATGATATCGCAGAGTACCTACAACATGGACCCAAACGCCTCATTATTCAAGCTTTTAGAGGTGTAGGTAAGAGTTGGATTACCTCTGCATTTGTCGTATGGAAGTTACTTGTTGATCCACAACTTAAATTCTTAGTAATCTCAGCATCCAAACAGAGGGCCGATGATTTCAGTACCTTCACAAAACGTATTATCCACGAAATGCCAATCCTCCAACACCTACGAGCACGAGAAGATCAACGTAACTCCAATGTGGCCTTTGACGTTGCTCCGTCTCGTGCTTCCCATGCTCCTTCTGTCAAGTCTGTTGGTATTACTGGGCAGATTGTCGGTAGCAGGGCTCACATCATTATAGCAGATGACGTAGAAGTACTTAGTAATGCCCTAACACAGACTATGAGGGAAAAGCTAGGTGAAGTAGTAAAAGAATTTGATGCGGTAGTCATGCCTAAGGTAGGACGTATAGTATACCTAGGAACACCCCAAGTAGAAGAGAGCCTTTATACTAATTTACAAGAACGAGGGTATCAGTGCCGTATATGGCCTGCTCTAAAGCCCTCAGAGAGACTCACAAGCTTCTATAAAGAAAGGTTAGCTCCTTTCATAAGTCAGATGGATCTGCCTATAGGAGACCCTACAGACCCTCTGAGGTTCGATGCATTGGATCTAAGTGAACGTCAGGCTTCCTATGGTAAAGCAGGATTTGCTAGACAGTTTATGCTGGATACAAGTGGTGAGGATGCATTACGATACCCACTGAAACTAGAGGAACTGTTAGTAGTACCACTAGATATAGATAAGGCTCCAGGTAGGATACTATGGGCTAAAGGTGAGAGAGATGATAAACTCAATGCCGTAGGACTCACTGGTGACTACTTTTATAAGCCATTTGAGGTATCTAGTGATTACTATGAGTATTCTGGTAGTGCCATGCACATAGATCCTAGTGGTAGAGGACAGGATGAGACAGGATACTGTATCACTAAGTTTCTTAATGGTATGGTGTTTGTATTAAAGATAGGTGGGTTTAAAGGTGGTTATAGTCGGGATACGTTGAAACAACTTGCTCAATTGGCTGCTGAGTACAAACCTAACATCATCGAGATAGAAGATAACTTTGGTGACGGTATGTACACTCAGTTATTCAAGCCAGTACTGCATGAGTACTATCCTTGTACTGTAGAAGAGATAAAACACAACAAACAGAAAGAACATAGGATACTAGATGTCCTAGAGCCCCTAATAGGCACTCATAAGCTTGTTATAAGCTACTCAGAGGTTCTGAGGGACTATGAGGAGTCTAAGGAGCATCCACAGAGACAATTGTTCTATCAGATGACTAGATTGACCCGTGATAAGGGTAGTCTTCAATATGATGATAGAATTGATGTCCTTGCTATGGGTGCTGCCTATTGGACCGAACAAGTACAGGCCAATAGAGAACAAGAGTACCAAGATAGGAGGAGCAATGAGATTGAAAGAGGATGTAAAGAGTTTATGAGTTCCGTTAACGAAACTATGGAGGATGAACATGTGTGGGTGAAGGTATGATTTGGTTACTAATGATAATCCACCTAGGGGGTGATCCTGTATCTGTAAGACATGCTGAAATAGGTCAAACTTTTCACAGTGAGCAAGATTGTATTAAACGTATGAGAGAAATATTTCAACAAGCTGAACAACAAAAGCAACCTGTGCCTGTTGAAGTTAACATGGGATGTGTTGTATTTAATGCTAAAGGAGCTTAATGAAGAACTATGTTGAAACCTGTACTAGTTGTATCTTAAAAGATGCTCAAATAGAGATGCTAAGACTAGAAATGGGTGAATATAAAGCTAAGTATAAGGAGGCTATTGACCGTGCCAACAAGTACACGAAAGACGATCCAGAATATAACCCCACTTAATATTAAGAAAGTACCTAAAATTAAACAAGTAAAGGAGCCTAAAAATGAAAGCAAAGAAGATATCAGGAGACTTGGCAAATGGGGGTTTCAACTCGACCCTTGGGATGCGTAATCCTACCCCGTCAGCTAGTAGTCCTCCAGGTAAATCACTAAAAGGACAAGGAGTTTCCAAACTGAGTACTAGAATGCCCTATGATTCCTCTAAAGGAGAGATCAGGGACCATAAGGGGCTGTAGTATATGCCTAAACTAAAAGGATATAAGAATCCTAAACCTCGTAAAGTAAAGAAAGTAGTTAAGCCCAAACCTACAAAGGGTCTATGAGCTACTGAGAGACGATATAAGGCCATGTTATGTTTTACCTATGGGTTACTATGGGTTACATAATGTGGCCTTAGATTGCCTATGAAGGACTATTAAATACCCCCAGTTATCCTAGTAAGGTTAAATACCCCCACTTAACCTATAAGAGAATAATTTGTTACAATAATGTGAAGTGGTACGTAATATGGTAAAGACGAAAAATTCCCCCCATAGGCCCTGCCAAATAATTGACACGTCACTTAATTGACACGCCAGGATATTGACATGTCAAATAAATGACTCATAGTCCCTGCAAGTATCATGCCAGTCGGGGCCTGCAAGTATTGTGCCAAACTCATAGGCACTATCAGGCCTGCAAGTATCATGCCATTACTAATAGGCACTGAGGCATGCAATTATCGTGCCAAACTCACAAGGCCTGTTAGTCCTGCAAGTATCGTGCCAAACTTGGGGTGTATACTAATAGTCACACCGAGTTATTATGCGTATCTATTAGTAGACAGCATACTAATAGTCACACAAAACCTGGAATTTATCTAAAAGTATACATGAGTTATCTAAAAGTATGCACGTTTGTTTGTTGTTACCTATATTTATTTTTTTAGTTTATACATGCAACACTCATACCATAACCAATAGGCACTCATACGTCAACAAGGACCACAGCACTATCAATTGACTAGGAAAGACGGGAGGAAAACCGTCAATATTTATCAAGTGCCTCGTATTGCCATATGATTAAATATAGGTGCAAGTGGTAGCACTTTATTAACTATGAAATCTGGGAGTCTGGGGAGTGTTGGGAGGTCCTGAGAAGTATTAAAAGGACTATAAATATATTTATTTTTTTATTGATTATTATCTTGACTTTGTTTCTTACTTATTGCTAATATTAGACATTATTAATTACTAATGAGGAATAAACACAATGGCATACTTAAGAGATGAGAGTGATTATAAAGGACTATTCAGAGATTGTACAACGGTTAAGCAAGTCAAGGAACAAGCGATTAAAGCTTTAAAGTGGCGTGATAAAAGCATATACGAATATGAGAATCAAGCGACTGATATTGCAAGAGGACACCAAGCTATGATTGAGCAACTAATGAATCAAATCTATTAATAAAGGACTAAAGACTATGAACTACTGGACTAGACTTAAAAGAGGTTATGATTTAAAGGTTTATGAGATTGTAATATTCTGGACTATAGCATCCTTTGGTGTTTATGTCTTAACTTTAGGGATTGTATATGCTTTGGAGGTCCAATGTTAAATCAAACTGAATTAGATGCATTGGTTCCTACCTATGTCTGTGAGGACTGTGAGGGGACTTTAGACCGGACCGGAAGTTATAATAATAATCAAGATGTATGGTTGATATGTAAAGATTGTAAACGAGAGTTTGCTTTCAATCCTATAACCCAGAAATGGAGTCGATTGTACTAATGAATAAACTACTTACAAGTAACACCAAGATAGATAAAACCTTAAAGCTATTCCCGAACTATGAAGCTTCCATACTTCAATTATTACCATCTAAACATGTTTGTGATAATCCCTATTATAAGAACTGTATTTCTAATTGTTTATCCTTTAAAGGCTTTGCTAAGGTCTACCCTGAAACGGTTATCAAAGGGAGGAAAAAACGAGTTGATTTATTATTATCTGATACTCCATCTTTTATGTTGAAGCTTGAAAAAGAAATAAATAATCAAATTAAGAGAAGTTTAAAGAAGGGGAAGGAGTGTTGTATTAGATTAAATGGGTTTTCAGATATCGACTGGGACAATGAGAAGTACTTTATTAAAGGAAGTGTAATATTTAATCATTTTTACGAGGTCCAATTTTGGGACTATACAAAGAGTCTTGAAAGACTAAAAAGCAATCCTTTCACCAACTACCACTTGACTTATAGTTATATAGATGCGACTGAGACTCAGCCTAGTAACATCAAAGAATCATTGGAGGCGTTAAGGCTTGGTTATAACGTAGCAGTTATACAAAAAGAAAAAGATAGTTGGGAGGTCCAATTATTAAAAGATAAGTGTTCTTCTTTTACCGATGGTGATATCAGTGACTTTAGATGGTTGGATGATCATCAAGGGGATTCACTTGTAATGCTTAAGGAGAAAATATAATTATGAATGTTTTATCATTGTTTGATGGATGCAGTATGGGATTAGTCGCTTTAAAAAGAAGTGGTATAAAAGTGAATAAATATTATGCGAGTGAATTAGATAAATATTCTGAGGGCGTGAGTAAGTACCAGCACCCAGAAGTTATAAGACTAGGAGACGTTAACAATATTGACTTCAATTCCCTCAAAGATATTGATTTAGTAATAGCGGGTTTTCCTTGTCAAAATTATAGTGTTAGTGGTAATGGTAAAGGAATAGAGGGAGAAACGGGAAGTCTATTCAATAAAGTTATTGAGTGCTTAACTATTATAAAGCCGAAGTACTTCCTTTTAGAAAACGTCAAGATGAAACAAGACCACGAAATGATTATTAATGAGTTATTAAAAGAGACGGTAGGGGAGTTTTCAATTCATAGGCTCAATAGTTCTTTAGTATCGGGCCAAAATAGACAAAGACTTTATTGGACTAATATTCCAATGCTACACACCATTAAAGATAAAGGAATTTTGCTTAAAGACATTATTGACTCAGGGCATGTTGATAGAGATAAAAGTTATTGTGTAGATGCAAACTATCATAAAGGGGGAAGTCTAAAACAATACAAAGAGAAGAGAAGGCGACAATTAGTCTACACCGACTTTGACCTATTTGAAAATCCTAAGAGGTCTGCATTAGGTCTGATTCACCTAGGAAATATCAATATTAAAGGTAACGAGTCTATTAGAAGGTTCTATTCAAAGGAGGGGAAATCCTCAACTATAACTACGAGTCAAGGAGGTCATCGACAACCTAAATACTTAGAGAAGGACCACGTTAGGATGCTATCAGTTAATGAGTGTGAGAGACTCCAAACTTTAGAGGTAGGTTATACCGCTATGGGAATAATAAACGATAAGGAGACCAAGATTAGCAATACTCAAAGGTATAAAATGATAGGCAATGGTTTCACTGTAGATATTATTGCTGAGTTACTCAAAGGACTAAAAACTTTCCATAGTATCTTAAATCTTAATGATTATCCAAACCTCAACTCACTCTTTGGGAGATATTAAAATGAAAAATCAAAACAACTATAGATACTTAGTGAAACTTCCTTTCAACCAAAGGACTAAAGACTTTGTATCTTGCCTCAGGCACTTTGGAAAGTTTGGAGGAGGCTTTACAGTAGTTCAAAGAGGGAGCGGTAGTCGAGCCCCTCACAAACGTAAAGACGGATTAGACTTAAGACACTATGATCAGTCCCTACCTCTAAAATATGCTGAAACTATCAGGATATATTTAAATTTTAAATAGTACTATCAAGGCCTTCAATTCATTTTGGAGGCCTTTATTAGTTTTATTTGATATTTAGGGTAGGGATAGGCACTATTTAGGCCTACGCCTAGAAGGTCCTGAGGGGCCACAGATTGAGACTTGATTAAAAAGGGGAGGATAGTATTAGACTAACATTTAAACACAGCCCAAGACCACCTCAGAGCCACTGAGGATGAGTGTCAAATATCTGACTGATTAGTCAAGGACTTGACACCTATGTCAAGATAGTGACGCGTCAAAGATATGACTGTCAAATTAGTGACATGTCAATATAATGACTGTCAAATATATGACTGTGCGTCAAATAAATGACAAATCTAGAAATGGGTAAATAGTAGCAAAATAGACCACCAATATGGTTGCCATTTTACTTTTTCAACCTGGATAGTTTTAGTTTGAAATCAAGATGGTTGTAAATAACCATTTCTAAACGAGTATCATGAGAAAGTACGATTCTCTATATTAGTATACTATTAGTACTAATAGACCTATACGTTACTTTTAGTTTTTATTAGTGGTTATAAGTGTTATTAGTACTATGAGTCAATAATAGTTCTTGACAGTACTATAAGTCCTTGGTAGTCTAACAGTAGAAGATCAATCAACCTTAAAGGAGACGGATAGAATGCAATTCAAACTTAACAAACTAAAGTCAATGAATAAGAATCAGTTCCAGCCTGTTGAGCAGATCATTCAGCATGTAAGGTGTGATACCTGTGATAACAGGGAGACCTCAAGGATGTCTACAGGGTTCACTCTCAGAGGCTTCCAAGTTTGGTGTGATAACTGTGAGATATCCATAGTTCACATGGAGCTGGAGGGTGAGATCAAGGTAGATCCATATCCTCAGGGTAGGTTCAATGAGAGGAATCTACAGGGTAAAGAACGTATTAGTGAGTATAACTTCTCCACTGCTGACTTGGTTAAAAGAAGAGATGAAGAGAATACTAATTCTGGTATTGAGAATAACCTCAGACATAACCACAAGGTCCCAATATATAAAGGATAACACTATGGCTAGTAGTAATTATAAAACCAATGGACTAAACAACGGAACACTCAGTGATCACATATACTCAGTGACCTGTACTTCCTATAAGCACGGGGAAGTTACTAATGTAAATGTCATAGAGGGCTCACAGTTATATAACTATAAGTACTCTAGCAAGCAACGGAAGTTAGTAGTTAGTGATGAGTACTTTGCTGACAAGAAGAAGAAATACTTGAATAGATAAGCAGTGGACTCAGTATTACAAGTATGTTACTATACTAGTATGAACGAGATACTAATAACACTGACATTACTAATACCACCAGCGACTCAGGGTGTACATTGGGACATGGGAGAGATTCATAATCAGATTCAAGTTACGTTCCCGTCTGGTGTACAAGCTAGTTATTCGGCAGTAAGAGTACCATGCCATACTAGCCCTGAGAAACCAGGATGGGCTATCTACCATAGTAAGTCAGTAGGACAGGAACTATGCTATCTCACTGATACTAATTATCCAGTTATGGTGCGTGGTCCTTGGATAACTGCTATAATAAAGACATTTAAAACTAAGGATAAACAATGATAGTCCTAGCTTCAATAGTACTCGCAGCTTTTAGTTCCTTTCTGGTTATGCCTTCATGGTATAAGCATGGCTCCTACAGCCAATACTCCACTCACTCTAGCCTAGAAGAGTGTCAGATAGCCAAACAGGGTATGGATGCAATATGCCTAGGAGACTCTCCGTCTCAGTTGTATGTTAATGATGAAGTAGAATGAGCTGTATATGCTTCTAGTACAATACAGTTATAGTGTTGCTACCTTGATATCAGCCTATTCGGTAGTATTCCAGTGGTCTCCTAGGGTTGGGGTCTTGTTAGGCTTCTTCATGCAGTTTGCTTGGGTACACTACTGGTATACTACGGGACAGCTTGGTATCATACTATTGGATGCAGGGATATTACTCATATACATTATGAGACTTATAAAGTACTGGGGAGATAGATATGAACACTAAGTACCCTATTCATTACTCAGGAGCCTTCACCAAGGCTGAAATAGATGAAATCATAACCCTAGGATATGGAGCAGGTATCTTTGATGCTAAGGTCCTATCCAAGGGTAAAGATGTAGTTAACCATAGCAAACGTAAGACTGATATCTCTTGGATACAGCCCGTAGCAGAGAACCTATGGTTATTTACTCAGGCTGCTAAGTATTTCACCACAGCACCTATAACCATGATGCAAGCCTTCCAGTTCTCTGTGTATCAGAATGGTGGACACTACAGGTGGCATAGGGATATAGGCAATGATAAAAAAGAAGACAGTGTAGTGAATAACAGAGTCTTGGCGGGAGTGTTACAACTCACGAGCCCTAAGGCCTACAGTGGTGGACAGCTCAAGATTGATAGTGGGGATCATATAACTAAAGTACATAAAGAATATGGTATGCTTACAGTATTTCCTGCTGGCTGGAGACATAAAGTTGATCCGGTTAAAAAAGGTGTCAGAAAAACCTTAGTTATGTGGGGGTTGAAGTAGTGTTAAATAGGCAGAAACTATTAGAAGCTGAGATGGTAAAGCTAGGTCTCAAGAGATATAGAGATGAGAATGCTGCTGCCAGAAAGGGGAAACATGAAGCCACAACACCTCCAGGGATTCAGTTTATCAGAAAGTCCGTTGCTAAAGTATCACGCAGCATTGAGGATCTTATCTTCAAGTCTAGTAAAGGGGAACCTCTTAACTACTCAGCTCAAGCACTCGAAAAACTCACAGAACTTGATCCTACTGTACAGGCTTTCCTTGCTCTTAAGGGATGTGTCAATCACCTATCGACACCCGTTAGACTTGTTAAAGTTGCACAAGAGATTGGGGGTTTCATTGAAGACGAGGCTCGCTTTCGCTATTTCCAGAAAACTAATCCAGCCTTGTTTGGTACAATAGTCAGAGACCTATCTAAGAGAACTACTAACTACAGGAAACAAAAGAGGGTCCTAGTACACTCTTCTATGAAGGCTGACATAGAGTGGGGGAACTGGTCCACTACCATCAAGGTAGAACTTGGACAACTACTAATAGGCCTCATAGCTGAAACTACTCTGATCTTTGAGATCAAGAAGTATACCTCCACCAAACAGGAAAGAAGAACCACCTTCATGCTTGAAGCTACTCAGAAGTCCTTAGAGTGGATTGATGGTAAGAACAGTGTCTGTGAGCTACTCAATCCTGTTAAGATGCCGTGCATCATCTCACCTAGAATGTGGACTAATATCTATGATGGTGGATATTACGTCTATACTAAGATGCACTTAATTAAGACTAATGATGTAGCCTATAAACGACAGCTAGAGAGTACAAATCTATCAGAGCTCCTAGCAGCTGTTAATGCCGTTCAAGAAACAGCATGGACTATAAACAAAGAAGTGTTTAGTGTAATGGATTACTTATTCACCAACCAGATACACTGCAATGTGATACCTGAGTTTGAAGAAAGGACAATGCCTAGACCATATCCGAAAGAAGGAACAGTAGATGAACAAGTGGAATGGAAACGAGAAGCAACCTTCATGCATGGAGACAATGTTAGAAGAAAAACCAAACGCATACAATTCGCACAACTTATGTGGATGGCAAGAAAGTTTAAAGATGAAAAAAGATTCTATTTTCCTCACACCATTGATTTCAGAGGAAGACTATATGCTAATACTGCGTTCCTCAATCCTCAGGGGGAGGATAGTGCAAGAGGCTTACTTAAGTTTGCAGAAAAGAAGAAGCTTGGGGATACCGGACTAGCATGGCTTGCTATACATGGAGCTAACTGCTTTGGTGAAGATAAGGTGTCTTTAGAAGATAGGTATGAATGGACTATACATAATGAAAAGTCTATCAGGCAGTGTGGGAGTGATCCTAAAGCATGGCCTTGGTGGATGGAAGCTGATAAGCCTTGGCAGTTTCTTAGTTTCTGTATTGAGTGGACTAAAGCTAACAACAACCCAGAATTTATCTCCTCTATCCCTGTGACAGTAGATGGAAGTTGCAACGGTCTCCAGCACTTTGCTGGTATGCTAAGGGATGGGAACGGAGGGAAAGCTGTCAATCTCTTACCTAATGATGTACCAGCAGACATCTACGATATCGTTAGGCAAGAGGTAGTAAAAAGAATAGAGTTGGATGATAGTGACGGTAGTGATTTATGGAACAATGGTAAGGACGTAAATAGATCTATGGTTAAACGTCCTGTTATGACTACACCTTATGGCTCTACTCTATATGGCATGCGGGAACAGATCTACGAGGAACTTAAGAAGCAGATGGACAAGGGAATTAAGTTCAAGAACATGGATAAGAATAACAGTCTTTGGCCCCATTGTAAGTACTTGGCATATCATATCTATGAGGGCATACGCACTACAGTTAGCTCTGCTCAGGAGATCATGACTTGGCTACAAAGTATAGCTAAGATACTAGCTAAAGAAAATAAGTGCCTGTATTGGACTACACCCATAGGACTCTTAGTCAAGCAGAAGTACATGAAGTCTACTGTCAAACAAATTAGGACAGTTATAAATGGACAAGCTGCTTCCTTATTCTCTAATTCATTTGATGGAGACAAACTTAATAAGGATAGACAGAGTAATGGGATTGCCCCTAACTTTGTTCATAGCTATGATGCAAGTCATTTAATGTTTACAATATTAGGAGCTAGGAGACGGCATGGTATCGAGAGCTTTGCGGTGGTTCATGATTCGTTTGGCACTCATGCTTGCGACATGGAGATACTATCTAAAGTTATTAGACAAGAGTTTGTCAAAATATATTCAGAGGATGTTTTACATAATTTCAAAGCTGAGGTTCAGAAGATGACAGATATCGAGTTGCCTCCTGTCCCTAAATATGGTGAACTGAAGATAGAGGAGGTAATGAATAGTGAGTTCTTTTTCAGCTAATGCTGATGTAGTAAAAGTATCACAGGGTATGATTAAGGTGATGGAGGTCTTAGAGCACTTTTCTAAGCCTGAGAAGTATGCGATTGTTTCGGCTGTATTCAATTGTATGTACAATAACAAGTTTCATGGTAAGAAGACAGTTACAGATTTGATGGGAGCAGCAGATAGTATGCGTAGTGAATGTAAGAGATTGAAAATACCCGAATTCGGGGGAGCAGAACAATTCATTCAAGGAGAACTATAGATGGCTACAAAAGAAAAGAAACAGATCAGAGTTATCGGACCTAAAGCAGCAAGCTGGCCTTGGATTAACAAACCAGAAAAACAACAGAATGGTAGTACTGCTTGGACAATCAAAGTTGTTGTAGAGAAAGAAGAAGCAGAGAAGTACCGTGCTCTTGCTAAACAATATGGGGATGGTATGATTCCAATTAGTAAAGAGAAAGAAAATAAGGTAGAGACGGGTAAGTTTGTAATTAAGTTTAAGCGTAACTGTAATAAGAAGGATGGTGGGGCAATGTCTCCTCCTGGTTTGGAAAGGTTTAATGATGGTAATTGGGAAAAGATTGCACATGATCAAGTTAAGTTAGGTGGTGGTTCAGAAGTTAGTATTGCTTTTAGTCCGTATGCTTGGAGCATGAACACAGGTCAAACGGGTGTTTCATTTTGGTTAGAGAAAGTACGGATACACAAGTTGGTAGAGTTCCAGACTAAAGAAGATGCTATTGAGTGGGGTGATTGTCCTGATGGTGTTCCTTTTGAAATGGCTAAGGTAGCAGAGCCAAAGGATGATGACTGGGATAGTACGGATGAAGATTTCTAGGTCTGTCATGCGTAGAGGTATGACACAGGGGTATAGGAGTGGTTTGGAGAAATCCATAGGGGAACAATTGGCTTCCTCAAACGTCACCTATGCTTATGAATGTGAGAGGATTCCCTACGTTACTAAGGGCCACACCTATACTCCTGATTTCAAAATTGGCAATGTTTATATCGAAACCAAAGGCTACTTCCTCCCTAAGGACAGGACTAAACATCTTCTTCTTAGGGAGCAGTACCCTGATATGGACTTAAGATTTGTCTTCACTAACCCACAGCAAAAACTATATAAGGGAGCTAAGACGACTTATGCAGACTGGTGTACAAAACATGGATTTAGCTTTTCCAAGAGAAGCATACCTGAAAGTTGGATCAGAGAGTTTATGCATAAGGCATGAGCCCTGCCCTACATGCGGTTCACAAGATAATTTAGCGAGGTATGATGATGGACACGCTTTCTGTTTTAGTAATGATTGTAATCATTATGAGCATAGTGATAGTAGCCCTACTAGCAGTAATTCGCACAGACCACAAAAGAATAAAACTGATTTCACGCCAATTGGAGGAGACTTCAAAGAACTACCAAAGAGAAAAATATCGGAATCTACGTGCAGGAAGTATGGCTACAAGATAGGGAAATATAAAGGACAATCAGCACAACTAGCTCCCTTTATTCAGGACGGGGAGATAGTAGGTCAAAAGGTAAGACTTAAAGATAAAGACTTTAGAGTTATAGGTGACTGTACTGGACTATGGGGTAAACACCTATGGTCCACAGGTAAGAAAATAGTAATAACAGAAGGAGAGATAGATGCACTCAGTGTTGCAGAGGCTCAAAATTGTAAGTGGCCTACGGTGTCAATACCAAACGGTGTTAGCAGTGCTAAGAAGGCTATCAGTAAGGACCTTGAGTGGCTTCTTGGGTTTGATGAGATCATCATTATGTTTGACATGGATTCTCAAGGTCAGAAAGCAGCTACACAAGTTTCAGAACTCTTCCCACCAGGCAGATGCAAAATTGCTAGACTTGGAGAGAAGGATGCCAACCTCGTACTCACGCAAGTTGGAGGATCGGACTTAGTAGATGCAATCTGGAGAGCCAAGGTATATAGACCAGATGGTATTATTGCTGGAGAAGATACATGGGACTTGGTTAATGCTGACATTAGTAATAGTGAACACCTTTATCCTTGGGAGGAATTAAATGAACGAACACTTGGAGCTAGAAGAGGTGAGATTGTTACTTTCTGTGCTGGAACGGGAGCTGGCAAGTCCACTACTGTTAAAGAGATTGCATCTTACTTCCTCAGTAAAGGGGAAACCATAGGGTATATCGCTCTTGAAGAGTCTGTCAGACAAGCTGCGATTGACTTTATGAGTATTACAGCAAATAAGATGCTACACTTGGAGAAAGATTTAGATGAAAAATATCGTAGGGATTTATGGGAAGAGGTTTTTGCTGACAACCGCCTTTATCTGTACGACCATTGGGGCAGTGTTGATGTTGCTATTCTTGCAAACAGAATACGCTACTTGGTACGCAGCTGTAATGTTGGTTGGGTGGTTCTTGATCATCTCAGTATTATGGTATCAGGTGTTGAAGGAGGAGATGAGAGGAGACTCATAGATAACATTATGACTACCTTGCGTCAACTTGTAGAAGAACTTAATATTGGGATGTTTATTGTCTCTCACCTAAAGAGACCACAACAAGGAAGGGGACACGAAGATGGTAAACAAGTCACTCTCTCAGATCTTAGAGGGTCAGGAAGCATTGCTCAACTCAGCGATTTCGTCATTGGACTTGAACGAGACCAGCAGTCGGACGGTGAGACCAACATTAGAGTACTTAAGGCAAGATATAAGGGCTCATCTACAGGACTTGCAGGGAGTCTCTTTTACGACACCCAGACCGGAAGACTTAGAGAATGTGGACAACGTGCAATGGCACAGGATAGATCAGATAGACAAGAGGCTTTCTAAAGTAGAGAAGACTATCGAGGTTATCAGCGAGAAGTTATCTAAATTGCACATGGAATCCCGTAGCGTTTTTAACGAAAGGACCTAAACATGAGTCTTGATATAATATTTGATTTAGAGACAGATGGACTACTCGATGATGTCACTAAGATTCACTGTATAGGAATGACAGTAGATGGGGCTCAGGCAGGACAGGTGTTTGCTAATGTGGAGCCCTATGATTGTCTTGAGGATGGACTGGAGATTATGTCAAGTGCTAAGAGTCTGACAGGACACAACATCATTGGATATGACCTACCAGTACTCAAGAAGTTACTGGGATGGACTCCAAGTAAGAATACGGAGATCATAGATACCCTAATACTCTCTAGGCTTTGCCATACTAATTTGTATGAGGTGGATGCTAAAGAGAAAAAGATTGAACCTAAGCTTTGGGGGAGGCATTCCCTAGAAGCTTGGGGAGAACGTATAGGCATTCAGAAGGCTAAGTTAGGTGAAGGTGAGGAAAATGTATGGGATACTTTTACACCACAGATGGCTGATTACTGTGTACAAGATGTGTCAGTTACGGCACACCTAAAGTGTCACTTTGAGGCTTTAGATTATAGTGAAGAGGCTATTAAACTTGAACACGAATTTGCTACAATAATCCAGAGACAGGTAGAGTATGGATTTAACTTTGATGTCAAGAAAGGACAAGAACTATATGTTAGCTTACTTAAACGTCAAGAAACTTTGGGTAGATCGTTACGGGAGCAATTTGGCTCTAGGTATGTATCTGATGGAGAGTTTACGCCTAAGAAGGATAACGCTAAAAGAGGCTACACAGCTGGTGGATCACTTACAAAAATCAAAAGGATTGAGTTCAACCCTAATTCTAGGGACCACATTGCGTGGGAGCTTAAAAATAAATATAGCTGGACTCCTAAAGAGTTTACTCCAAACGGTAAACCCAAGATTGACGAAGGAGTTCTAGGAAAACTACAGCTTCCCAATACAGGAGCCCTTAAAGAACACTTCCTTATTTCTAAACGTATCTCACAATTAGCGGAGGGTAATAATGCTTGGCTTAAATTGGAACGAGGTGGAAGAATCTATGGTTCAGTTAATACTAATGGAGCAGTTACTGGGCGTTGTACTCATAGGAATCCTAATGTTGCCCAAGTTCCTGCCTCCTACAGCCCGTATGGTACTGAGTGTCGTAGGTTGTTTACAAGTGGTAAAGGTATGGTACTGGTTGGCAGTGATGCTGATGGTCTCGAACTAAGATGTTTAGCAGGATATTTAAAAAGATATGATGGAGGGAAATATGCAGAAGCAGCTGTTCATGGCACAAAGCAGGAAGGAACAGATATTCATACACTCAATCAAAGAACGCTTGGAATCGAGTCAAGAGATATTGCAAAGACTTTTTTCTATGCATTCATTTACGGAGCTGGAGATAGTAAACTTGGTGCTATTCTTGGAGGTGGAGCTGCACGAGGCAAACAGGCCAGAGTTAAATTTCTGGATGGAGTCACTGGACTTATGGAGCTTACCACCAGAGTTAAGCAAGTCTTCAGAAGACGTGGGCATCTCATTGGTCTTGACGGACGGAGACTCCACATCCGTAGTGAACACTCTGCTTTAAATTCTTTACTTCAATCTGCTGGTGCAGTACTAATGAAGAAAGCTTTAACTCAGCTAGATAAAAACTTACAGTTAGTTGGATTCGATCCTGGCGTTGACTATGAGTTTGTAGCAAACATTCATGATGAGTTTCAGATCGAATGCAAGGAGAAACATGCAAGAACCATCGCAACGTACTCAGTTGGGGCTTTCCCCTCAGCTGGAGAGTACTACGAGTTTGGATGCACAATTACTGGCACGAGTCAGACAGGATCTGATTGGTCACTTACACATTAAGACTGCTGATGAATTTATTAGAGTCATGCAGATTCTTGTTAAGAACTTAAACAAGAACAATCCATATAGTTCCAAAGACAACAGAAGGGAATACTTTGGACATTATCTTAGTGTCCAGTCATTTGTTTTAGCTTGGTCTAGGAAGTTAACTTGTGAACACTGTAACACTGAGAATCTACAAAGGTCATTACACTTTCACCATGTTGATCCTAAGACTAAATCACTAGACGTTGGAGGAACACAACATGCTTTCCCTAGAAGATTACGAGAGTCACTTAAGTGCCTTTACCTCTGTGAGGATTGTCACTATCAAGAACATATAAAATTAGGAAACTTTAATGACTACTTCAACTTTATTAGTAGACGGGGACGTAATACTTTACAAAGTTTGTTGGGCGGTACAGAAGGAAGTTGAGTGGGACAACAACGAGCTCACGTCTTATAGTGACATGAAAGAACTCAAAGAAACCTTTGAGGCAGACCTGAAGAACTTATTAGATAAAGCAGGATGTGATAAATATATTATCTGTTTAAGTGATCATGAAAATAATTTTAGAAAGAAAATTTACAGCCTTTATAAGGCAAACCGCAAGAGTATACGAAAGCCTCTAGGATATAAAAAATTAGAGGAGTATGTAATTATTAACCATTGTTGTCGGTCTTACGAAACACTGGAGGCTGACGATGTGATAGGTATAGAGATGACTCGTCTACCTATGAATGGACGTAGGGTGTCTGCTAGTATTGATAAAGATATGTTGACAATTCCTGGTGAACATTATAATATGGATAGTGGGACCTGTATTACTGTATCGGAGACACAAGCAGACTACAACTTCTACACTCAGGTACTAACAGGTGACATAGTTGATAACTATAAGGGATGTCCAGGTGTTGGTCCAAAGAAAGCTGCTGATATCTTTAGTCAGACTACGAATGGACAGACGTGGTGGGACTGTATAGCTACAGCCTTTGAGAAAGCAGGTTTAACAGAGGAGCATGCCATACAACAAGCTAGGATGGCACGGATACTCAGAGCTGAAGATTATAAACTGAATGAACAGGAGGTCATACTATGGGAGCCGTCAAACAATTGATGTACTGTGATGAATGTGGACAAGACAAGGAAGAGCACATGGCATACTGTAAGAGTCAAGAGTTGAATGATCAGTGGATGGGTGGGAGTACTGATATCCGTCCCTCTTACTATGCTAAGTATAAGATAGACCCTTGGACATTCTGTATTGAGAACAAGGTAGACTTAGCAACGGGTAGTGTTATTAAATATGTAATGAGACATCAAGATAAGAATGGTGTTGAAGATATTAACAAGGCTATCAAATGCTTAGAGATGATCAGGGAGTACTACTATGAGAAGAGTTGAAAATTTTATGAAGGACTGTGACCAACCTATAGACAGTGAGTTTAACTCAGAGTTATTTAACTTTAGGATGAAGCTTATAGCTGAAGAGTTTATGGAGTTGGCTCAGGCTGGTGAGTCCTTGTCTCTATCTACTATTGATAGTAAAGAAGAGTTACTAATCAGACAGGAGGAATTTCTTAAAGAAATGAGTGATTGTATGTATGTCATATATGGCATGGCAATTACTTTTGGTTGGGACTTGGAAGAAGCTTTCAATAGAGTACACCAGAGCAACATGACTAAGCTCCCCTACACTAAGCTAGATGACGGTAAGGTACAGAAGGGTCCTAATTATGAACCACCTACCTTGGAGGGACTAATCAATTGACTTCAGTTAGAGCTCAAGTAATAACTAGACGTACCTACAATAGACCTACGGACACAGGTTATGAGACATGGGAGGAGACAGTTGATAGAGTTATCCGTCACCAAGGCTGGCTATGGGATAGAGCTTTAGGTAAGCCTAACCCTGAGGGTGTGTACTATCAGACTGTGTGTGCAGAGCTAGAAGAACTACGTCAGCTTATGTTAGACCGTAAGGTAATGGTATCGGGTAGGACACTATGGCTAGGGGGAACTGATGTAGCTAAGAAGAGAGAAGCTAGTCAGTTCAATTGTGCTCACCTGAAAGTGGAGACTATTCATGACGTTGTTGACTCTTTGTGGCTCTTGTTACAAGGTTGTGGAGTGGGTTTCACGCCAGTTGTGGGAACACTTAGTGGCTTTACGTCACCCATTACCATTATTGAAATCCTACGAAGTAAACGTACAAAGAAAGGTGGACATGAAGGAAACAAAGAGTCTACGAATAATGGGACTTGGAGTATTACAGTTGGAGACTCCGCTGAAGCATGGGCAAAGTGTATCGGTAAGATTCTGGCATACAAAGGGAAAGCTACAAAGCTCGTACTCGATTTCACACAACTACGACCCGCAGGTCAACGTCTCGCAGGATATGGATGGATATCCAGTGGGGATGGGCCACTTGCCAAAGCACTGTCAGCTATCGTTCATATTCTGAACAAGAAATCTGGAGAGTTGTTAAGTAAGATGGACATCTTGGATGTTATGAACTGGTTGGGTACTGTGCTGTCTTCTCGTAGATCAGCGGAGATTGCATTGGTGTATCATGACACTCCAGAGTGGGAAGAGTTTGCAAGGGCTAAGGAGGACCTATCAATACTACCTCACCGTGCTCAATCTAATAACAGTGTAGTCTTTTGGAAGGAACCAAGTGACGATCAACTTGAACAACTATTCAGGATCATATCTGAGTCGGGAGGATCAGAACCAGGAATTATCAACGGAGAAGAAGCTAGGCGTAGAGCACCGTGGTTCTCAGGGGTCAATCCCTGTGCAGAAATACTCCTTGGAAATAAATCTTTCTGTAACCTATCCGAAGTCGATATCAGTAAGTTTAGAGACGATAGCGGAGGACTTGAACGAGCAATTTACCTCATTGCAAGAGCGAACTATAGGCAAACACTCGTTAACCTCGATGATGGGATACTACAAAGAACATGGCATGAGAATAATGAAAATCTCAGACTCTGTGGGGTGGGTCTTACGGGGATCGCAACTCGTGCCGACCTCTTTGAATACAACTATAAGCGTCTAAAGAATACAGCAGTACATGCAGCATACTCAATGGCTGATGAGTTAGGTACTCAACGTCCTAAGAATGTGACTACTATTAAACCTAGTGGTACTTTGAGTAAGATCATGGACACTACGGAGGGTTGTCATAAACCAGCAGGGAAGTACATATTTAATAATGTTAACTTTAGTGTTAATGATCCCTTGTTACCTAAACTACGAGAGGCAGGATACCATGTTGTTACTAATCCTATTGATGACAATAATGCACTCGTTACATTCCCAGTAAGTTGGGAGAACATAAGGTTTGATAAAGAAGGAGAGTTATATGTTAACAACGAGACGGCTCTTGAACAGTTGGCAAGGTACAAGCTACTCATGGATTCTTACGTTGAACAGAACTGCTCGATTACAATTTCTTATAAAGAGGATGAAATCCCTGCTATTAGAAAGTGGCTTAAAACTAATTGGTCTAGCTATGTTGGTGTTAGCTTTCTTCCCGTTACTAATAGTACCTATGAATACCTCCCGCAAGAAGTAGTAACAGAGCAGAGGTATAAAGAGTATGTAGCACAGCTCACAGAAGTAGACTTTGGTGGTACTGATTCAGCTTTAGAGATGCAAAATGATGAGTGTGAGTCAGGTGTATGTCCTGTAAAGTAAAAGTTATTTATTCTTAATAATTATTTCAACCCTTAAGGAGACGTTTTATGATAATTACAGGTCAGCTACTAAATGAACTAGAAACCATCTTCAGTCTTGATCGAGTTATGCATTCTAATAGTTGGGATGAAACTAACAGGATAATGGGACAGGTTGATGTGGTAAATTGGATTAAAGATAAGCAAGAAGAACTAAATAAAGAAGCAATTACTGGTGGGGATAGTAAAATCTCAATCAAACATGAATAGATAACAAGGAGGATAGGGGAATGATAGGGTTACTCACAAATATTTTAATGTGTGGAGGAGCACCCAGTATTCCCCCTCCTCCTCCCCCTCCTCCCCCACCACCGCCTCCCCCACCACCCCCAAGTCCTCCAGCCCCGATTGCGTCTGTGGCAAGTGTTGCTAAAACACCAACAGATAAAGCGAAGTCAGCTACTAAGACTAGGACTGCTCGTAGGTCTACTGGTAAAGCACGGTTTAGAACAGGTGGTAGTAGTGGTCCAACCGGATTGAATATAGGTTAACTATGTGTGAACCTATTTCCATTGGTATTGCTATTGGTGCAGCCACTGGAGCTATAGGTGCATCAATTACTGGTGGGGATGTTTTAAAGGGAGCTCTCATGGGTGGTGCTATGGGAGGTGTTACTGGTGGTATGGGTGGACTAAGTGGCGGTGGTATGGCCTCTAGTGTAGGGAGTGTATTTCCTACTGCTGGTATAGGATTGCAACAAGTAGCTTTGTCTGCTGGTGTTTCTACTTCTGCCGTATTTGGAGCAACGGCTATTGGCCTTGCAACTTCTATTGGTAGTGGTCTTTTACAAAACTCTCTGACTCCAGAGTATTCTGGGTATACTCCTATTTCTCAAGTTGCACAACAGCAACAACAGTTTAATTCACAGAACATAGCTACGTCTGGTAGTGGTGGTAGACAAGCAGCAGGGTCATTAGCTCAAGCTATCAAACGATCCAAACAAAGAAAACTAACTCAAGGGGACGTAAGTGATCTTAGTATAGACACTGGTTCTTTTGCTCCAACAGGATTACAATTTGCTTAGTGCATCAAAGAGGTATGAGAATCTATCTAGGGACAGGCAGAACTTCTTGGATAGAGCATGGGATGGGGCAGAAGTTACTATTCCATTTCTACTACCCAGAAATCAAAGTGATAATCAATCACTACCAACACCCTTCCAGAGTATAGGTGCTAGAGGTGTAAACAATTTGTCAGCAAAATTATTGTTGACACTTTTCCCACCAAGTTCACCCTTCATCAAGTTTCAGATAGACGATTTTACCCTAGCAGAACTACAGGCTGAACGTGCTCCGGTAGAAGAAGGACTTGCCTCGATGGAGAGGGCAGTCAATGATGAAGTAGAAGGTAAGGCAATGAGAGTCCCTCTACATGAGACTCTTAGGCACTTGATAGTAACTGGTAATGCTTGTATGTATGTGAATCCTGATAACTCAGTGAGAACATTTCACCTAGACCAGTTTGTAGTACGCAGGGACCCGCAAGGTGAGGTCCTAGATATTATAATTAAAGAAGAGATGTCTCGTGAATTGTTCATAGATATCTTTGATACTCCACCACCCTCAGAAGCTAACACTGAGGCTGATGGTGACGATAAGCCTCTTGATTTATACACTGTAGTTAAGAGAGTGAAGGATAAGTATAAGATACACCAAGAGGTTACTGATAAAATAATTCCAGGTACTGCCAGTATCGTACCTAAAGACAAGAACCCCTACCTAGCACTGAGATTCTCCCGTATTGATGGAGAGGATTATGGTAGAGGATTCGTAGAAGAATACTTAGGAGACTTAAGAGCACTTGAAGGTCTCTCTAAGGCTATACTAGAAGGCTCCGCTGCTGCTGCAAGAGCAATCTTTCTAGTAAGACCAAATGGTACTACCAAGTTAAAGACTATCAGCCAAGCTCCGAACTTAGCGGTTAGGCAGGGTAGTGCAGATGATGTCTCCGTCCTACAAATGGAAAAATTCAATGACTTTCGTGTTGCACGAGAGACAATTGAAGCCACTGAAAGAAGACTCGCAGCTGCGTTCCTGCTTAACCAAAGTGTTCAGAGAGATGCTGAACGAGTCACAGCAGAGGAAATAAGATTCCTTGCTAATGAACTTGAAACTTCACTTGGCGGTATCTATAGTTTACTGTCTCATGAACTTCAATTGCCCCTAGCTAAGAGAATTATCTCAAGCTTAGAGAAGCAGAAGAAGTTACCACAGTTACCTAAGGGTACTGTAGAACCTGTTATCGTTACAGGATTTGAGGCACTAGGCAGAGGGAATGATGCAAACAAACTAGCCACAGCTTATCAAACACTAGCGTCCATCTTTGGACCTGAGGCTGTAGTTACATACACCAACATTCCTGATGCTATCAAACGTATCATGACAGGATTTGGTATTGATCAGAAAGGTCTGATTAAACCAGCAGAACAGGTACAACAAGAACAACAACAAGCCCAACAAGCACAGCAACAGGCAGAGATGATGAAAGCAGGAGTCCCTAATGCTGTTACGCAAGGTGGGGAAATGATGAGGGAACAACAAGGTAATGGTCAATAAGAATACAGAAGCTAAAGATAAACAAAAGGAAAAAGACAGGGTAGCACGTTCCGTTACCAGTAAGAAAGAACTTAAAGATATTGAAATCAATAATAAGATCCTAAAACAGGAAGCTAACGTAAGTACTGTAGGCTCATTAGGAGCTACCAAGACTACTATCCAACTCCGTAACGGGACTATTAAAACCACATACGGAGAGCGATATGGCAACCCAACTAAAAATTGAAAATGAGGTAGTGGATCAACCAGGCATAGATGAACACAACCAAGAGATGATTAACTTGGTAGACTCTCAGGACATAGAGACTAGTAAGCCAGAGATCAATGATGGTGATAAGTTTGGTGGTGATTACGATAAACTTAAAGCAAGTTATGATCAGCTTGAGTCTAAGTTAGGGCAAGCCAATAGGACAGACCCTATATCTCAACCAGAGTCAGACTTGAGTATACCCCAAGCCCCTGATGTAGCTGAAGGAACCTTTGATATTGCTGCCTTGACTCAGGAGTACAGTGCTAATGGTCAGTTATCTGAGGATAGCTATAAACAATTGGAGGCTGGTGGTGTCACTAGGGCTATTGCTGATGATTACATCGCAGGACAGAAGGCACTAGGTCAACAGATTGGTAATACTGTCAAGTCAGAAGTAGGTGGTGAGGCAGAGTATGGCAACATGGTTGATTGGGCTAAGGCTAACTACTCACAGGATCAGATCAGAGCTTATGATACTGCTGTTAATAGTGGTAACGTAGAGATGGCTAAGATGGCTGCTAAAGGTTTACATGCAGATTATCAAAACGATACAGGACAAGAAGGAAAGGTCTATGGAGGTAAGACTCCTAACCCTGCTGGACATGCAGACGTATTTCGTAGTAACGCTGAGGTGACTGCTGCGATGAAGGACCCACGTTATGAGCATGATCCAGCCTTTAGACAAGATGTATTAAACAAGTTGGACAATTCAGATATCTTCTCACAAGGAAGACTATAGGTAGCAAACGCTATAAGTATTTACACAAGTAAACGAAGTCCCGCTGAGGTGGATAAACTCCAGTTGAAAGTTAAAGAAAGTATAGCAATTATGTTAGATACTTTTTATTAATTAAAAACTAGGAGATTTATATGTCAGTTACTGACACTACTGCCCCCGTCTTAACTATGACGAGGTCAGGACAAAAAAACTCTGCTGGTGATTCCTCTGCATTATTTCTTAAAGTATATGCAGGTGAAGTTCTCACGGCCTTTGAACAAGCTAGTGTGACTATGGACAAGCACGTTATCCGTAGTATCTCTAGTGGTATCTCAGCACAGTTTCCATTAGTTTGGAAGACTGCTGCTACTGAGTATGCCTACATCAATGGGTCTGGTAACACAGGAACCACTGGTATTGAATTAGATGGTACAATTATTCACAAGAACGAGAAGGTCATCTCTATTGATGGTCTCTTGTTGGCAGATCATTTCGTCAATAACCTTGATGAGGCTATGTCTCACTTTGAGTTACGCTCAGTCTACGCTAAGGAAGCTGGTATTGCCTTGGGTACACAATGGGATCAGAATGTACTACAGCAAGGACTGTTAGGGGCTCGATCATCTACTCTCATTACGAGTGGTAATGGTGGTGCTGTACTCACTAACGCATCTTATGCAACGTCAGGTACTACGTTAGGTAGTGGCTTGTTTGATGCTGCTGAACAACTAGATGAGAACAATGTACCTGAGAATGATCGTTATATGTTTGTGCGACCTGCTCAGTACTATCTCATGGCTGAGACCACTGACCTTATCAACCGTGACTGGGGTGGACGTGGAGTATATGCAGAGGGTGAAGTTATGAAGGTTGCTGGTATTCACATTGTGAAGACTAATAACCTACCCATTACTAACGTAAGTTCCTCGCAAGTGACTACACATGATGGCAACTTTAGTACGACTAAAGCTTTGGTAATGCATAAGTCATCAGTCGCTACTGTGAAGCTATTGAATCTAGCTGTGGAAACTGAATATCAAATTAAAAACCAAGGCTGGATCATTGTAGCTAAGTATGCAATGGGACATGGCTTCATTCGACCAGAAGGTTGTGTCGAATTTAAAACCTCTTAAGGGAAAGGATATAAATTATGGTTGATATAGCTGATATCCAATCTCTTGCTTTGGCTGCTAATGCTGTTACTAATGTATCGTTAGTACAGCCTTATGCTGATAATGCTACTGTAGGTACATCTTTTGAAACAATCACCAACACTAATGCTGATCAGGTTCTTCCTGTCATTGCTGGTGCAGATATAGATGTAGTATCTGCTTCTGCTGCTGATGATGATGGTTCTACTGGAGCTACGGCTGTACGAGTAACATATCTTGATGAAGAGTTTAATCAATACAGTCAAGATGTTACTATGAATGGTACGACTGAAGTAGAAATGACTGAGCAGAATATTTCCTTTATTCAGAAAGCTGAAGTAATCAGCTCTGGTACTGGACTAGCTGCTGCTGGTGCTATCACCATTGCTGATGTAACTGGTGGTGGTGTTCATGCTGTCATTGATGCAGGTTCTAAAGAGTCAGGTAACTGTACTTGGAAAGTCCCTGCTGGTCACACTGGTTATGTTCATGGCTTCTGGTATGATGTAGATGCTGTAGCTGCTGGTGTTGGTACTGCTGAGATTGCTTTACAAGTAGCACACGCTGAGTCTTCTGGAGTTGCTAATTCAGAGTCATGGCGTACTGTTGCTAAAGTAACTGTAGTAGAGAATGATAATGATATTGTTTCTGCTACTGGTGGGAATCAAAATAACAATGGTTCATTTTCCTTTCCAGGGAATATACCTTTTGTTGTTCCTGCTAAATCTATGGTACGGTTGGCTGCTAAATCGCCAGCTGCTGTAGCCGTTACTGCTGGCTTTAGTATGTCAGTACAAGGCTCAGGTTCTGGTACTACTGTAACAGAAAGTTAAACTGTGGGGAGGGCTAGTATAGACTCCCCTTTTTTTTATAATAAGGAGAACAACTAATGGCAGACACAAGTAGAACTGTCAGTGACATTGCTAGTAATTTGTTTCAGGACAGTCAGGCTGCTGGCAGTATTACTCCACAAGACTTAAGGGACTTCATGGAGTCCTGTCAGGTTAAACAAGGAAGCATTTACATCAGTACAGCTGGTGAGACAACCATTGCAGCACAGGCTAACGTAACTCCTAGCTCTCTTACCAACATGGTAGCAATAGAAACAGGTGGTACGTTTACTCTTAGCACAGCTCCAACAGCTAATGAATTTGATATGAATACAGATGGGCAATTGAGGTACACAGGTACCCCTACTCAGAATGTATTCTTTACAGCTTCAGTAATGTTGGAGATTGTAGCTTCTGCTGTAGACAAAGAGTTAGTATTTGCTGTAACCAAAGGCGGAACTATAGTAACTGGTGCTAAGACTGGTGGATTCTGTCCCAGAATACATACCAACTCAGTACCTATGTCGGTCTCTGGTTTTGCTTCAATGGCTACTAATGACTACTTGAATATATTTGTAGGTAACGTAGATAGCACAGATAATGTTGTTGCACGGATGGCTCAACTTACAGCTCACACAATCTTAACCTAATGTCACATTTTAGTATTACACCACTAACAGAACTAGAAGCAGTCAATGATTTGCTGGCAGCTATTGGTGAGTCAGCAGTCAATACACTTACCAATGTTACTACTGTAGATGTTACTCAAGCTAAGAGAACACTCTCTCAGGTTAATAGAGAAGTACAGCAAAAAGGATGGCATTTTAACACTGAGTGGGATGTCACTTTAAGCCTAGATGATTCTGGGTTTTTACCATTAGCTAGTAACACTATTTCAGCTTACTCCCCTAGTACTTTGATGACTATCAGAGGACAGGGAGATAGTATATTGTATGCTTATGATCTTACTAATAACACGTTTGTTTGGACATCGAGTATTAATGATACGATTATCATTAAGTTGTTGGATTTTGAAGACCTGCCTCAGACTGCTAGGCGTTATATTACAGCCAAAGCATCGAGGGTATTCCAACAAGAGATTATTGGGCAGGTATCAGCAGAGACCGTTAATAGACAGGAAGAAGTAGAAGCTTATGCTGACCTCTTAGATGATGAAGGGGAACGCTCAGGATTTAACGTAGGTTGGGGTACTTTAGATATGGTAAATACGACAAAACTCTACCGAAAGTTATGGTAGCAGATGCCATTAATTTCGGAGCAGATTTCTAATTTAATTAATGGTGTATCTCAGCAACCCCCTACTGTTAGGCTTGCATCTCAATGTGAGGAGCAGATTAATGGGATGGCTACGGTGGCTGAAGGTCTTAAGAAGAGACCACCCATTGAGCATGTTGCTAAGTTAAGCAATAAGACAGATACAGATGCAAAGATCCATTTCATTGATAGAGATGAGAATGAGAGGTATGTATTAGTAACCTCCTCCAATCAGTTTGATTCAGCTTTCACAGATGACTTCACAGGCTCTGAGATGGAGATGTTCAGCTTAGACACATTCACAGACCCTTGGGATGATGCCTTTGGTACAGACTTTGGAGACATACATTTAGATAGAAGTCTTGCAGGGGCAGGTACAGGTGATGCCTTAAGTTATATCACTACAGCTGATGCTCGTGACAACTTAAAGATGTTCACCGTAGCTGACTATACTTTTGTATTAAATAAGAGCACTACAGTAGCTAAGAGTAGTGATGTCAGTGCTGTCAGGAACCCTGAGGGCATAGTATTTATTAAACAGGCCTCCTCTGCTACTACATTTAAAGTCTTCTTAGATGGGACCTCAGTAGGTGCTATCACAGCTGACGCAGATGCTGATACTTTAGTTACCAATGTAGCTAATGCTATGGCTACTGCTGGCTTTATTATTACCAAGTTTGGTAGTAGTAATGTCCATGTAACAAGGTCAGATGGTGCAGACTTTACACTCCATGCAGAAGCTCCTGAGGCTAACATGATAGCCATCAAGGACACTGTAGAAAACTTTACAGAACTTCCAGCACGAACCAAAGATGGATTTATCATCAAGGTTACAGGTGATCCTGGTAGTTCTGCTGATGATTATTGGATTAGACATGAGAATCAATCGGATGAAGATGTAGGGGAATGGATAGAGACCGTAGAACCTGGACTTGCCAATAGCCTAGATCCTTCTACCTTACCATTACAGCTTATCAGAGGAGCCCCAGATCCTTGGGATGATATATTTTCTGATGACTTTGGTAGACCAGACTTTTCATTATCACAGGTTACATGGGACGATAGGATAGCAGGTGATGAAGAGACCTCTCCTGATCCATCCTTTGTCGGAGAAACTATCAATGATATGTTCTTTCACAAGAATAGGTTTGGCTTTCTAGCTAATGAAAATGTGATATTATCAGAACTAGGAGAGTTCTTTAATTTCTATATTACTACTGCTACGGACCTGTTGGATACGGCTACTATTGACTTAGCAGCTCCTACCAATAAGGTTAGTGTACTAAGAAGTGCTATACCATTCAATGAGGACCTATTTCTATTTAGTGACTTTGCTCAATTTAAGTTAACTGAGTTTGCTGCTGGTGGACTTACTCCAACTAATGCAAAGCTCTCACTTATCACTGAGTATGATCATGATAAGAATGTAGTTCCAGTAGTTAACGGCAGGAAGATCTACTTCTCTGATGAGAATGACGGTTTCTCTGTACTAAGAGAGTTTGGTATAGTAGAAGATCTACAAGAAGAAACAGCAGAAAACATTACGTCTCATGTACCTAGTTATATCAAGGGTAAAGGCTTTGAAATTATACCTCATGATGACTTTCTCTTTGTATTATCTGATGAGAACCTACATGAAATATTTATTTATAAGTTCCTATTCCAACAAGGACAGAAGAAATTAAGTAGTTGGAGTAAGTGGCAATTGAAAGAAGAAGAGAAGGTTATAGGGGCTACAGTAATAGATCATTTCTTGTATCTGATCATAGTACGCCCTGATGGAACCTATTTAGATAAGATGTCCTTACAGGATGCTAAGTTGGTAGGACTCACTGAGAGTGCCACACAGCTCCCGTTTAAGGTAATGTTAGACAGACTAGTAGAACTAAAAGGTCACTATAACCCTACTGCTGATACGACTACTTGGACACTACCCTATCCTGATAACTTTGGATCTACCTTTAGAGTAATTCTTGGTCCTATGTGGACTGGTAGAGAAGGGGATCAGGTACAGGGAGTCACTCAACCTACTGAGAGTACACTCCAAGTCTCAGGAGACCTATCTAAGAACACTGCATTTATTGGTAAGGAATACAGATTTCTCTATGAGTTTACTGAGCCTACTATTAAGACTGAAGTGCAAGGTAGATTAACTTCCCTACCAGGAGGTGTTCTTAAGATTCGTAAATGGTCTGTAGATTATTTTAATTCAGGGTACTTTAAGTTACAAGTAACTGCCCCTGGTAGAGATCCATTTAGTCATGTATTTACTGGTAGGATACTAGGTGGCCCTCTCAATCAGATAGGTGTTATACCATTTGAGACAGGTAACTTTAAGAAGTTAATATTATCAGATGCTAAGAATTTAAAATTAGAACTCATCTCAGATTCATACCTTCCATGTGCCTTTACTGGTGCAGACTATGAAGGTAACTATGTAGTGAGGACTGTGGGCAGGAGATAACATGAAGCCTTATCATAGGCAATCTAGGCTAGACGATGCAGCGTACTTATCGTTACACCTAAGGTACGAAGATGAACGTGAAGTGACTACCTTAGGTCATAGTGCAGAGAAAGCCTTAGCTCTAGCCTTTGGTGGTAGTCAGATATGTAGGACTATCATAGATCATAGAGGTAGAGTAGTAGGGATGTATGGTGTAGTCCCATTGACAGAGAAGACAGGACAAGTATGGATGCTAGGTAGTGAAGGTCTCATAGAGATCAAGACTGCTTTCCTTAAACAATCAAGATCGGAGGTGGATGGTATGAATAGTGTATTCCCACATCTCTGTAACTTTATTGACTCAAGAAATGAAGTACATCTTAAGTGGATCAAATGGTGTGGCTTTAAGATAATTGGAGAAAAGGTTATTAATAACGTGAAGTTCTATGAATTTTGTAGGTTAGCATGAGTATACCAGTAGAAGCTTTCTACATTGGATCAGCTCTCTTAAAGACTTATGATTCATACCGTCAGTACGGGAATGCTAATCGAGCTGCCATACAGAGTACTAATAGAGCAGCTAGTATTTGGGCAGCTAATAATGCCAATGCTCCAAAACAACAAGCAGCAGAGAGACTTCAACAGAGCCTAGAATTAATTTCATTTAAAATGGATAGTTCTGTAATTGTTAAATCACTTAGATCACAAGCATCTACAATAATAGCTCAAGCAGAAGGGCAAGGACAGGCAGGATCAAATACGTTACAAAACAGATTGACTAACATTACACGTCAGGCTTGGGATGCAAGACAAAGACGAGAACTTGCTCTTGAACGTAAGCTAATTAATGGTGAACAACGTATCCAGAACATCACTGATAGTACTATCAATGCAAATATCAGGGAATTAGACAATATCTCTGCTGGAGGTAGTGCTGCTGGATTAGGACTATCCTTAGCTGGACTAGCTATAGGAACTGGATTACAAACAGGATTCAAGAAAGATCCAACCACAGGAGAAGTAGTGCCTGTAGGGACACCCGTAGGTGGTGGTCCTTCTTCAGAGCTAGGATAATATGCCTCCAGATATCTTTAAAGTTCCACAACTAAATACACTAGACACAGCAGTAGAGAAACCTGTAAACAAAATCAGTCCCACTCAAGCTATCCTAGACACCACTGCACAGGATCAGCAGTTCTCTGCTGGAGCTAATCTATTATCTAATGCTTTGCAGAATGTAGGAAACTTTGAGAGACAACGTAGATCACATAATGCCGTAATATTAGGTAGGATGGCTGCGTTACAGAAAAAAGATCTTCCTGCTCTATCTCATCCAGATGCACAAATAGAATATGACAAACAGAATGCTGTGTTAGCTGCTAGTAAGTTTGCGACAGGATTTCTGGCAAGTACCAATGAACGAGCTATGGCTCTTGTAGCTACTACAATTGATCCTATAACTGGAATGCAGTTTGATGGAGGACAAAAGGCTGTAACATTTTCCTCTGAGTCTGCCATACAGGTTAAACATTTCTTAGATCAATCAGGTTTTACTCCGTTACAATTAGCTGCTATCCGTCCTACCCTAGATAAAGCTATCCTTAGTGCTGATGATTCGTTTCTAAAATTAAATAACGAGAGCATTACGGACAGTGTTGTAGATACTGGATTCAGTAGTGCTGTAGAATCATTAAGAGCTCGTAAGCAACTCAAGGAACCTTCTAACCAAATCCTTTCTGCGGATACATTTCATGCAGATCTAAATAGTCTGAAGTTAACTCTTGCGGGACATAAGGATGAAGAGGCTATTGAGAGTCAGTTAATAGATATCTATCATGACTTTGCATTACGCAATGACATAGCTCCATCAATATTTGAAGACATGATGAAGAACACGAGGGTTGGTAAGGGAAAGATTACTCTCCGTAGTAGGCCTAGATTAGCTACACAAGTTGAAGCTAGAATTAAAGATTTATATGACAAGAGATTTACTAAAGAAACTAGAGAGGCCCAACAGTCAACTAAGGATCTAGCTCAAAAGGTAGCTCGTAGCACTAGTACCTATTTCAGACAAATGAGAGAGATGGTAGGTATCCCTGGTGGTATTAATAGTATAGATGATTTGAATGCTTATACCCTAGGTAGACATAATTTACATACGCCTGGATCTTTTATAGATACTAATCCTAATTCAGATACTCAGGGTCAACCTATAACCTATGATCCATCACTTGTTCCTACCTCTAAGAAAACTTCTGCTTTTAATTTTATCAAAGCACTTTTAGAGACTGGGGAAATAAATGGTAATCCTACCCTAGCTTCTTGGGTGGTAAGACAGATGAGAGAACATAACACAGCCAAGACTCCTGATACTTTCTTAAGTGATCCTGCCTATAAAGGAATTTTTAGTGCTAAGGATATAAATTTTATACAAGATGGTTGGGATAAACATAAAACTAATATGACGGCTGTAGAAGAAAAAGAAATTGATAGACAAATGAAGATGGCAAACAATCTTATGACTGGGAAGTTTGTCAAAGACACTACTTTCTTTGTTGATGGTCAAAAGATAAAACCCATTGACGCTGGTGGTGGTATGGCTGCGTTTGGTTCTAATTACCGCTTCTCAAAACAAGATCAATTTACTATTGATAATAAAATAAATGGTTTTAGACAACAGTTAGAATCAATAAGGGATGATGACTCCAAGACTGAAAATGACAAGATTGCATTAATTCGTACAGAATCTGAAGCCTTTAGAAGGAGTTTTCTTGTAGGTGAAGATGAAGATAAGAAGGAATCAACGGGTAAAGATCTTACAGAATTAGGCGTACCTGAACTTCCAGATAAAGTTGATTTGACAAAGACGATACCCGTAACAACTAACCATCAAAAAGAATTAAAGGAATGGGTTAGTAGACAGAGTAAGACATCTCCTGAAGTTTCATTGACTACTAAGTTACCTGAGGCAGGTAAAGATGGCTTTGCTAAAGAAGATACTAGTCCAGATCCTAAAAGCAATATGGTTGCCGTGAAGCAAACAGATCAGCCAACTCAACCAGTGAAAACTACTTCAAAAGTTAAACCTAGAGTACAATCAAACATAACTAAAAAACAAATATCCTTTAGTAAACGCCTAGAAAATCTTGGGAAGTCTACCGGACTAACAGGTAAAAATCTTTCAGAAGGTTTAGAACGGTCTGGACAAAATGTTAAAGAAATAGGCCAAGAAATCCTTGAAGGTGTTGGTAATATAACTAAAGGCATCATAAAGACAGGAGAATTTGTGTCAGAGACAGCTAAGGACGCTAAAAGAGGTTTAAAAGAAGACATTGAAAACATTAAAAAGGTTGCTCGTGGGGGTGTTGTTCGTCCTACTGAACCCCCTGTTGCAGGGAAAGTAGTAACGGCAGAACTTGTTCAAAAGATTTATAATACAGAGGAATCTGCCAAGACATCTTATATTAAAAACTTTAATCAAGCTGCAAGTCTAGTTAATACAGGACGTATATCTAAATTACAGAAGGCTAATATTGAGACACTTAAGAACAATATGGACACGTCAATATTGGCTTTTGAGAAAGAGATGAAAACTCTTAACTTAAGACCTTCAGAGTTAGAGAAAATACTTATTGGTATATACTCTGCTGAATCAAGCTTTGGTATTGCTTCTGGTAAGAAGAGAAGTGATGGAAGAGGAGCTACTGGAGAATTACAAGTTAAACCTCAGACCTTTCAAGACGTTATTAAGCAAGGACAGTTTGGACCTACTGCTGCAAAATTAACAGGTTTATCACTGGCTACTCTTAAGAAGGCTTCACTTACAACACTACAGCCACTATTGAATGATCCTAAAATTAATACAATGGTAGCCATAGCTAAGATGTTACAGGGTTTGAAGGCTGAGAAAGACCGAATAGATAGACGTGACAAGAAACTGGAGTCCCGTTAATGCCTTTAGGGTTTAAAGAACAAGCCACAGAGGACGCTATTGGAACAGCTGAGAAACAACAGGAAAAGCTGTTACAAGTTACTAGTCCTGAAACAGGTCTTGTTACACAGTTATCTCCTAATGACTTTAGGGTTGACTATGACGCTATGCGTAGAGTTCGACTACAAGAAGATGTTAGGGAACAAGAGTTAGAGCAACAAACATTATTAGCTGAAAAAGAACAAGTGAAGCGTTCTGCTGCTGAAGCTGAGGCACTCCGTAGGAATGCTCCAGGTGTTCTTAGTCAAATGAATGACACCATCAAAGAGAATGCTCTATTCAAGTCTACATCAGCGGGACTGACCAATGCTATTAATAATACCTCTGAAGCTCTTAATGAGATATTTGGAGTAAAGGATTTTGTTAAGACCCATTTTGGGGTAGAACTAGAGGGTTTAGGTAGTGATGGTGATTTACTCTTTACCCCTGAGGAAACGGGTATGTCTCCAGAGACTACCTTTGAACGAGTTGCTACTGGAATTATTGAGTTTGTTGGTCCGTTCACTCCTGCTGTGGGTGTAGCGTCTAAGGTTACTACAACGGCTCTTAAAGTTGCTGCTAAATCCAGACGTGCTGTTAAGCCTAGTTTAAGAACCAAGTCACCATTGACAAAATTCGGAAAGTTAATGCGTACCAATAAGGTACTAGCAGGTTCTGTAAATGGTGTTCTAGCAGGTATCCCAGTTGATGCCTTAGCTATCAAACCTGAGGATGGAAACTTAGCTGACATCTTAATACAGACACACTTAATCTCAGAGGATAGTACTCTAGGACAGATGTTGAAGGAATTTGTAGGTTTTAATTCAGAGGACTCAAGAGCTATGCAGGGAGCTAAGAGTGCCTTTACTAATGCTGTTGGTGGAATATTAGTTGAGAAAGTAATCCGGTTAATAGGACGTGGTATAGCTAAGGCAAGAAAACCTAAAGAACTAGAAGCTGAAGTAAGAGAAGCGATAGCTGAAGACACAGAGACAATAGCTGATGCTGTACAAAACCTATCACCAGAAGCTAAGAAGGATTTATTTGATGGTCTTCCTGGTGGTGAAGAAACATTAAGAAGAGAACAGTTAGAGTTTGATTTTAATCCTGATGGTACTAAGTCTAACTCACAGGTAACTAGTGAAATACATGCTGCTAGTAAACTACGAGGAGCTAAAAATGAATATAATTCCTCTGCGTCACCTGAACGTAACCTAGAGTCTCTTGATCCTGAGAAATCATTTTCCCCTGACGAACTAGACGACCTTGTAGATGTATTTATGAGAGCTGGTAAAGGGGAAATGAGAGCTATAGATGATCTTAGTATCCCGTTCAATTTGGATAAGGTTATTGGTCCTGAGAGTATGAAGAGATTACTATTTAATGTAGCTGAGGCTATGTCTGATAGACTCCCTAAGAACTTAGATGAGAAAGAACTTGTAGCTGATTTTGCTGATTTTGCAGGAGTATCAGCAGACGAAATGCAAAAGAGTTTAGAGAAGACTGTAGGTAACGTAAAGAATGCTAAGGCTTATGTTGTAGCTGCTAAGGCCTTTGCTATGTTGCGTACTAAGAAAGCTATGCAAGCTGTAGAAAAATACAATATAGATCCTACTGGAAACAATGAATTTCTTATGAGAAGGGCTGTAGTAGAGTCTGCATCGACTGTAGAAGCTGCTAGTGGTCTATCCTACGAAGCTAGTGATCTATTAAGAACCTTTAAGAAGACATCTAGGGGAGATGATTTAGAAGATGTTAATTCTCTTAGGACTCAAATTGCAATGAGAATACTCTATCCAGATGTGAAAACAAGTGAAGCACTAGCATCTCAAGCAAGTAATATCCAGAGAATAACCAAGTCACTGGATGACCAAGCTACTAACTTTGAGAAAGAGGGTAGTCAACTAACAGATGCTGGCAGAAACCAAGAACCTCCAATAAGATTTTGTGATATCTAATTATGGCAAAAGACGTATGTATACCACCTACAGGAAAATTAGACGATCTTGCTAGACAGCAACTAAAGACTACGGTTTCTGGTGATAGTAAGTCCGTTAGAGCAGTAGCTTCCTATTTTAGAGATAGCCTATTCGTTAGATCAAAGAATGCATTACTTGAAATCTATATTAATGGCTTGCTTTCTAGGCCATCTACTTTTGTATCTAACTTAGCAGGGACTGCTTTTTCTATAACTTCCTCCATTTTTGAAAGGGGCTATGCAGCATTAAGAAACGCAGGTAGAGATGAAATGGGTGGTGTATCGTTTAAAGAAGCTAATATCTTAGCTAAGGGGATGATGGATGCGGTCCCTCAATCACTTAAAAAGTTCGTTGAAGTAATGAAAGCCGACACATTTGAGGCTGTTGCAGCTAAAACTGACTTTGTAAACCCAAGAAAAAGAGCAGTATCAAGTGAAGCTTTTGGAGCAGGAGGAAATGTTGCCAAGTTTATAGACTTTGTAGGGGATGTAGTTAACTATCCTGGTAAATTACTACTTGCTTCTGATGAAGCTCTTAAGATGGTTAACTATGCAGGACAGAAAAATGCTCTTATACACAGAGAAGCACTAAGAAGACTAGGTAGAAACCCCAAGACTCTTAATGATTTTAATCAAGTCCGTAACATTACCAGTGAACTGAACGCTAATACCCCCAGAGAGATACGAGAACAGGCTCAAGAGTTTGCAAACATCAACACATTCACGAATGATTTACCTGATAGAATTGAAGTAGATAAGCTTACCAAAAAAAGAATAGAGAAGACGGGCTTCCAGAAGGGTATCAATCAAGCATTACAGAATGATCCTACGGGACTTGGTAAAGTATTCGTTCCTTTCTTTAAAACTCCAGTACAATTACTTAACTTTGTAGGACAGAGAACCCCTGGACTAAGAAGCTTTAGTCAAGATGTGGTTTCTGCGATGAAGGGAGAGCAGGGACTTGCTGCCCAACAGCTTGCAGAGGCTAAGTTAGCTACAGGATTAACGCTTTATAGTGCAGGTATAGGCCTTGCTATGTCAGGTCTTATCACTGGAGCTGCCCCTACTGACCCAGTACTAGCTCAAAGATGGAGAGATGCTCAAATACAGCCTAACAGCTGGTATGATTCTGAGACAGGACAGTATACTCCTATTAATAAGGCTGATCCAATTTCAGTCTTCCTATTAACGTCAGCAAACTTAGCAACACTTGCCAAGTCTTTTGTTGATATTAATGGTTATGCTGATGAATTTGGTACTACCTCACAATTATTTGATGCATACCAAGAATCATTATCCGATGCGGTATTTGCACTAGCTCATGTAATCTCTGACAGGCACTATTTACAGGGTGTAGCTATCTTTGTTGATGGTGTATCTGGTGATCCTAGATTCATGAAACGAATGATAAAGACTGCTGTTACTCCGTTAAACCCTCTAGGTACATTCTATGGTTCTTTTAGACGAGGTATCAATAAAGGAATGGACTCTACTAGAGACTTAAATGTTGATTTACCCTCAGTAGGTGAGGCGGGAGATGAGGTATTGGATGTTGTTTATAAAAAGTTCATACAAGTAATGAAACTTGGTTATGAGAACTTTGTAGAGGAGATTCCAGGGTTCTCTAAAACTAAATTTCCTAAGTTAAACTATGATGGTAATGCTACGTTCCACCCAGGAATGGAAAGTAATGCTGACTTACACTTGGGAGCCTCTCATATTCTACATAAAGCTGGAGATACACTTAAGGCTCTCACATTACCAATAAGAACTTCTACATTAGTATCAGAGAAAACTGACCCAATTACTAGAAGAGTTGTTGAATTAGATATAAGTTTAAAAGGAGCTGAGTCTACAGAAAGTTACTTGGGAATGCAGTTATCAGACGAGGAAGCTAATGATTTTCAAACTAAATGGGCTGAACTAAACAAAGAACACGTCCATCCTAGAATGAAAGCTCTCAGAAAGTTGCCAGAGGAAGAAGAAAAATACAAATTAAGAGCACTTCTAACCGAAACCCGTAAGGCAGCAGGGTCCTATGTACTAAAGAAATATACACGGTTACAAGTCCAATTTATGAATGATAAACAGTTTGAAAAAGATGCCTTAGGACGTAGGGCAATGACTAGTAAATTTAAAAGTCAAGGAAGTATCTTTGACTCACTCCAAGGAAATTAATTAATGGCTAATTCAAAAGTACAATACACTGCTGATGGTAATACTCAGGCATTCGGGGTAACATTTCCGTTTATCAGTCGATCTCATATCACAGTAGAAGTGGATGGTACTACAGCCACCTTTACTTGGAATAGTGATAGTGAAATTCTTATATCTTCACCGACACTAGCAGGATCTGAGAAGGTCCTAGTCAAACGGACAACCTCTCAGGGTACTCGCTTGGTTGATTATGTGGATGGTAGTAACCTATCAGAGACTGATCTGGACACTGATAGTCTACAGGCCTTCTACATGGCTCAGGAAGCCTTAGATGAGCTTGATTCCTTTTCAGACACTAACCTAGCTACTTCAGGTAACATCTTAATAGCTGATGGTACAGACTTTGAGTCTGTAGCAGTATCAGGTGATGTTACGATCTCTACAGCAGGAGTAACGACTATAGGTGCAGGTACAGTAGAGACTGCAATGATAGAAGCTGATGCTATTAATGGTACTAGATTAGCAGATGATGCAGTAGATTCAGAGCATTATACTGATGGTTCTATAGATACCGCACATATTGCAGACTTAAATATCACCACAGGTAAGATCGCTAATGATGCCATTACAGGAGCTAAGATAGCTCTATTTGATGACTCTTATGCTGCTACTAATACTCACATATTGGTAGCTGATGGTACAGATTTTGATAATGTAGCTGTTACAGGAGATGTAACTATCTCTAATGCTGGTGTTACTTCTATTGGTTCAGAAGTTATCACTAATGCTGACATTAATGGTAGTGCTGCTATAGATGCTAGTAAGATACACAATGGTACTGTAAGTAACGCTGAGTTTGCTTATCTTAATGGTGTAAGTTCTAACATTCAGACTCAGTTAAACGGTATATCAGCTGGTGCTGTCTCTAGTGTACAAGATGATGTCTTTAGAGTACAAGATGATGGTGATAATACTAAGCAATTAGCCTTTCAAGTAAGTGGAGTATCTTCAGGTACTACTCGTACTTTGACTGTACCTAATGCTAGTGATACTATTGTAGGTAAAGCTACTACTGATACTTTCACTAACAAGACTTTTGATGCTAATGGTACTGGTAACAGTCTCAGCAATGTAGATGTAGCTGACTTAGCTGCTGGTACAGACGGACAATTAATTACATGGGGTGCTGACGCAGCTCCAACTACGGTAGCTACAGGTAATTCAGGACAAATATTAACTAGTAATGGAGCAGGAGCTGCACCTACATTTGAAACAGCTGTTACAGGT